CAAAAGATGGCGTGACATATCCAAAATGACTTGTTCAGCCGCAGTTGGAGGATGGCCTAACAGCTTTGTAGCTTCATCATAGTTAAAACCTACGCTTTCGCCTTTGGTGCTAAATACACCGCCTTTAATTGCGTTTGGATCAATTGAACCCGCCACTTGCTTAGACAAAGCCAAAAGCTGATCACGGTCATAAGTCTTACCTTGGTAATCAGTAACTTTACTCATATTGGCGTTGCCCGCATTGCTAACAAAATTGTTAACAAGTGAATTTATTAGGTTGTCCATAATTTAGGCTCTCTCAAACATTGTAGTAAGGCACTTTATAAGTCTGCCCATTTACGGTGACATTCATGAAACCCACAGGGTTGGCGGGAAGCGTTGCAGAACCCGCTGTAGCTGTATCAGCAGAACTGAAGTTCAATAAATTGATGAAAAACTGTTGCCATGACCGTGTTGGACGGTTAGTCGTTCCATCCAAAAACGGTGCTTGTGGATAGGGGTTAACTTGCTGTGTGCTTGAAAGTCCTTGAGAAGCCATCAGTTTTCTGCCCCTTGCATTTTAAGATTTGCTGAAATAATGACAAAGTTCACAGGATCGGAAACCGACACTTCAAAAATTCTGTCACGGGCTTGACCCAATCTGCGCCAAATAGCACGATTTTTATATTTACCAAGTTGACCAACGCCTGTCCAATGTTCATTAGACCATGTAGAACCGCCATCGTTTGACCACCGCAACATTGCTTGAGGATTGTCGGTTGTCAAGTTTGGGGGAACAACTTGTGCGCCAATAATGGCTGTTTCTACACTTGAAATGGTTAATGTTGCATCTGATGCAATTGTATATGTTTCACCTAAATAAATGATGTTTGAATTTAGGATATTGCTTGGGCCTGTCAGACCTGAAGTCCCCACGCCTGGCTGAAACTGAATCTGCAATTCATCAAAATATTGACGCTGAAACTCAGTCACCAAATGAGGCGCTCTACGCAATCTGCGAATGTTCTGACCATCGTCTGTGTAGTTGGTTTTGTCCAACTCATACAGCTTGCCATTTTCATAGTCACCAACGATCACTAAACCTTGGAACACCGCACAGCAATTGCCACGGTGACGCTGATATTGGTTTTGATCTGTTGTGTAAAGCCATTTGTGCCACATTTGAGTGGTTGCATCAAAAGCCCATGTCAATTCCAAAGATGGAAATGTGACAACGTAAACCTCATGGCCTTCAAGTTGGTAAGTCCACGCAACAGCGTCACCAACGTATTGATTGGCTAACGTGTTTTCAACAGCGTGAGTGGAAATCCTTTGTGGGATATATCCTTGCATTTGCATGATCTGCGCTTGACCACGATTGTTGCGTGAAACATACGCAAATGAATTGCCAAGGCGATACAAAGAAAATGGCGCTGCAATACCGTGTTGGGTAGAAGTGCCTGGGATTCGCTGAAACGGGAATGGCACAGTTCCAACGTCTGTCCACACCTCTGACGAAATCTCACCCATCAAATAGACTTCACGGTGATCAACAATCAGAGCCACCAAATCATCAGGCGCACCGTCTTTTAGTGAATAGCTAGTCTGTGGCGAAATAGGCGACAAAAGATCACTTGCGCCCCATTGCTGAGTCGTTGGGTTGTTATAGACAAAGTAATTGTCAATAATGTCCACGGTGTTTGCACCGCTAAACGCACCATCAGTAGAGGGTAAAACAGAGAAGTTCAACGCATACATTGTTTCGGATGCTATAAAACCTGAACTGCTTACTGTGTATGTTCCAACGCCACCAGAGCCTGTTCCAAGCGCTGTAATGATTGTGTCAAGGGGTATGCCTACGCCTTGAATGGTTTGACCCACATAAAGCGTTCCACTTGCTACAGCGGTCACATTTAATGTGGTTGGTGCAACTTGGTATGTTAGACCAGTTGGCGTTCCCGCTGTTGTTGTAATTGCAGAACCACCCAAAGAAGCTGACAGAGTAAATGTCGTAGATGCGTTTGTGGCAATAATGTAGTAAGTGGTTGGGTCTGTATAACCCGTGATTGTTCCTGTCCCGCCTAAAGTGCCACTTATTGTCAAAGATTGACCAATAGCCAATGGAATAGCAGAAGCGCTACAAGAAAACTGACCCGCAGTCCCTGTGATTGAAACACCTGAAAGTGTTGCCCCAATTGTGGCGGTAATAACAGCGCCAACAGTTGCTGAAGTTAACGATTGAGCAGCAACAGTCTGACTTCTGTTAATTGTGTATGTACCAATTCCACCCGTTCCTGTGCCAAGCGCAGTAATAACGGTTTCTGGCAATACGCCAATGCCAAACAAAGATTGACCAACAGCAATTGTTCCACTAGAAATGCCTTCAACAGTTAATGTTGTGCCACTTGTAGAACCGTAAAAAACAGCCGCTGATGGACTAGAAATTCTCCATGTGTAACGGTAAGCACCATCCACAATGTAAGCATTTACACCATTGTCAGTAATTCTAACTATTCCAGAACTTGAATTTAGTTGACCAATTACAGATGGCGCATAGTTTGCAGTAATTGCGTAAACGTAAGGCCCACAAACAGCAATTAGTTGTTCACCACCTGAAATGGTGTGAAGCCCACGAACCTCTTGTTGATTAGGTAAAAGTGTTTTAAGCGTAAGGCCAGGCGTTGGGTAAAGCGCAATTACCCCACGCTCACCTTGCTGTTTAGCGGGGTCAATTTCAGGAAAGAAATTGATGCACTCTTGAGCATCTTGGTAAATGCTTGGTGCTTCATAACTTGGGCCGACAAAACCGAAATCTGGCATGGTAGTCCCTTAAACAAAGCCGCCTGTGAGAATCCATCCCGCATCTTTAGCTTTACCCGTCAGCAACGCATCAGGATAACGTGACACCGCTAGAGGGGCCATGTTTGTGCGCTTCAGAGTAGCTTTGGCTTGACCCGCAAAGGTCTGAATCATGGTTATTTGCGTTGGTGAAGCTTTGCCATACATAGGCATTAAACGTTCTGCCAAACACCACCTTAGAGCCATTGAGTAGCCTTGTGGAAGCATCAAATCCTCATACATGGATTCATAACGGCTGAACAAAGTATTGGCAAACAAGTGCAATTCACCTTGTGATGGGCTAGGCCAAATAAACAAGTTTCCTGAGTCAGAACCCGCATTGAAATAAACCGCTTTAGGCCACGGGCCGTTCAGCGTTTTCAAACCAATCATTTCATAGTCTTGCAAAGCAAGAACTGACATTGGGTAGTCCAAACCACCGCCTGTGATTGGCTGACCATTAGATGTGGTGTTTACTCGCACAAAAGCTGAATCTATATTCAAAGGCTTTTGGTAGTAAGCAGTTATGGTTGTGGAGGCAACAGTTTGGTTAATGTTGACTTGGTATGTACCAGTTTCATTGATATTACCGCCCGCACCCGTCAAAAACTGAGTAATCTTAGTTCCTGTTGTAATGCCTGTACCACTTAACGTTTGACCTTGAGCCAAAGCACCTGAATTGATGCCTGTCACGGTCAATACATTTCCTGTAATTGATCCCGTAAAAGATGCGCCAATAAAGTTAGGAGTCGATGGGTTAGGGCCAATTGTGTATTGAGTCTGACCCGCAATAACTGGACAAATGATCTCTGTGACATTGAAAACCATCATGTTTTCATTTGACCATTGGTCAATCATGTCATTCATCATTTCAAACGCATCTTGCGCTGCGTCTGGACTAGGAGTTTCACCCGCCTCTAATGCACCTATGTCTTTTAACGCTCTGCTAACAATGTCATAAGGCACAGCCATAGTGATTCCTTAACTTAATCTAAATGTGGGCGGCTTCCAAGGCAAAGCAATTTCTTGCTGTTTTTTGACCGATTCAAGCTGCTCTAATAGCCTTGATTTTATGCTACTTACACCATCTTGGGTAGTGCCTTCATCAATCCAATTTGCAACCATTTCCTCTGTCACTTGGGATGTTGGAATTGTCGCCTTCTTAGCGTCAAAATCCCAATATCCTTCAGTTTCAATTCTTAGATCATCTTCAATCAATGAAAGGTGATATTTGGCTTGAACAATAGCCTTGTCATCACCCTTCAATTCAAGGATTTTCCAAATAAAACGCATTTTTAATGTTTACCCTCTGCAAATACATTGCAGAAAACTGTTCCATCTTCTAAAGCTTCAATTTCATGCCATTCATTAGCAACCAATGTCACGGGCTGTGATTCTTTAGTTAACTCAACATAAACATTTTCTTTACGAACAGCGCAACGACCCGCATGACAAACCGTTGCGTGTGCATAGTCGTGAGTGTGTTTTGGAAGTCCTTGACCTTTGTCTGCATGAAATACAGCTAAAGTTGCACCTTCCATAGTGAATTTATGAACAGCGGTAACACGTTGCATATTTATAGAACTTGCGTTCCTGTTGTTGTTGGCTGTTCAATTGGCGCATCTGGCTCTATAACAATCGGTTTCACAAATTGAGTGCCATCCCATGTGTCACCAAGATCACCGTCATGTTGTGGTGCTAATTCTGTGCCTTCAGGGGCAGTCCAAATTGCACCATCCTCTAAAGCAATGATATTTACAACAATTTTTGTTGTGCTATCTATCAAACATTTATAAGTCATGATTTATCCTTAACCTGGGAATACTGTAATGATGACTTGACCATCACCGCCTTTACCTGAGTTTCCGCTAGAACCACCGCTACCACCGCCAGATGGTTGAGTTCCTGCTGTTCCTGTACTACTACCGCCTGCACCACCAGAACCACCAAATTGGCTAGTTCCCGCAGTAGTTCCATAGCTTGTGCCACCACCGCCACCGCCACCCCAAACGGCTTGACCACCATTTAGTTCACCTTGGTTGCCGCCATTGTAATAAATGCCTCCACCTGCACCACCAGAGAAATTACTTATTGCATCGTTAATCCAATAATCAGGGCTGTTGGTATTTGGTGACATTGTCCTTGGGCCAATATTGTATGTTGTACCAGTTCTACGAGGAGGCCCACCACCACCATCAGGCAAACCTCCAATTCCCCATGTAGTTGAAGAATCAGGAGGCAATCCCGCAGACATTGCACCACCACCACCACCACCGCTGTGATATGGTGAGCAACAGTTATCCCAACCTTGACCACCACCACCGCCTGCATAAGCAGTAATCAATGATCCAACAGTTGTGTTCCCGCCTGTATTCCCTGCGCCAGAAGTAGTTTTAGCTGCGCCACCCGCACCAATAGTAATGGTTTCAGTTGCGCCCATTGATGACAATGTGACCCAACGTTCTTTGTATGAGCCACCGCCACCACCGCCACCTCCTCGGCTTGTATTTTTGCCACCAGAACCACCACCGCCCCATGCTTGAATTAGCACACGAGAGCCTGCCGCCAAAGATGGTTTAGTCCATGTTCCTGATGATGTAAAAGTTTGGACGTTGATGCTAGATGAGTTTGGAGAACTAACCCATGCAGAACCGTTGGATGTCAAAATGTTGCCTGATGTGCCAGGCGATGTTAAACCAGTACCACCATTTGCAACAGGAAGTGTTCCTGTCACGCCAGTTGTCAAAGGCAAGCCTGTTGCATTTGTCAAAGTAGCCGATGTTGGAGTTCCCAAAACTGGAGTAACCAAAGTTGGGCTTGTGGACAAGACAACGTTTCCAGAACCCGTTGAAGTAGTCACACCCGTACCGCCCGCAGTCACAGGCAATGTTCCAAAACTTAATGTTCCAGAACCATTGGTTTGCAATGCTTGACCTGATGAACCATCAGCAGATGGCAAAGTGAAATTGGTTGTGGAAGCAGTATTAGGGCCGACCAAATTGACCGCACCGCCTAAAGTTGCTTGAAATGTTAACTGTCCCATAATTTTCCTTTAAGGTGCAATGATTAACTGATTGGCGGTGAATGCGCCTGTACTTGGGTTGTATTTAAGTTTTGTAGAACTTACGTTTTGCGTTGAAACAGAGCCTGATGTGGCACTTGTAAAAACCAAATAACGTGTTGCATTTGTGGTTGTGTCATCAGCAATCGTAACGCCACCGCCCGCAGTAGCCCAAACAGCGGGAGAACCCGCACCCGCTGACGTTAACACTTGACCGCTAGTGCCAACAGAACCGTTCACAGAAACAGTAGATGTAGCTGACAAAGTGGTAAACGCACCCGCTAATGGGGTAGTTCCACCAATTGCCATGTTGTTCATTGTTCCCGCTGTGGCAGGGTTAACCGTCAGCGTTCCTGTGCCTGTTGGGGAAATCTGAATGGTTGCATTGGCGGGATTCATGTTAAATGCGCCATCAAGCGTCAAATTAACACCACCGCCACCACCCCATTGGAGGACTGATGAACCACCAGAAGTGCGCAATGCACCACCGCCAGAGCCTGAAGCGTCAAGATATGAACCAACAAACTTTGTGCTTGCTGTAATTGTTGTGCCTGTGATCGTGTTGGCAGTCGTTCCACCAATGGCGGGAGGCGTTGACAGATCAAGCGTTCCACCAAGGGTTAAATTGCCTGAACTTGTGACCGTTCCTGACAGACTAATGCCTGAAACCGTACCCGTACCGCTGACAGAAGTGACAGTTCCTGATGTTGAAGCTGCCCACGATGGAACACCACTTGCCAAAGTTAAAACTTGACCGTTAGAACCCGCTGCCAACAATGTGGTTGTGCCACTTGATGTTTGGTAAGGAAGTGAACCCGTTGCACCACCCGCAAGGTTTGTAGCTGTTGTGGCGCTTGTGGCTGTGGCGGCATTGCCACCAATAGACAAACTTGTTGCTGTGCCTGTAAGACCCGTTCCCGCACCCGTAAATGTGGTTGCAGTTACCGCACCCGCTGTAACACCACCAATGGTCACGCCATCAATAGTGCCACCCGTGATTGCCACAGCAGAAGCGGCTTGGGTTGACATTGTGCCAAGGCCAGAAACTTGCGTGTTTGAAATGGCAATGTTTGTGTCAGCCAACACGGTCAGTTGACCTTGTGCGTTAACAGTAGCTGTCAAGGTTTTAGAGGCTGAACCGTAAGCCGCAGCAGTCACGCCTGTGTTGGTAATGCTGAACTGATTGCCCGCCAATGTAAGGCCAGTTCCCGCTGTGTACGATGCCGCCACAGAGAAGTTTGACCAAACAACCGCTGTTGTGCCAATAGTACCGCCCGCTTGGGCTGTGCAATACCAAGCCGTTCCCGCTAGGGTACTTCCTTCTTCCACAAAACAGATTGCAGAAATCAGTTCATTCCATGTGTCAGCATCAGGCGATCTTGACCATGCTGTAGCAGAAGCCAAATAAATGCCGTTTTGTGAGTTTGTTGATTGGCTCTTAACCAACACTCGATCACCCGCCACGACCGTCACACCATCAATGGTTTGCAAACCTGACAGCGTAATGTTTGTGGTTGTCGCACAAACTACGGGTTGTTTCCATGACAGACCCGCAGCAAAATAATCAAGATATGTCTTATTGACAACATCGTTACCGCTGACAGGGGCTGTTGATACAGTCGCTGTTGTAAATGCGGCAGACGATGGTGTTGTAGCCCCTATAGTCGTGCTATTGATGGTGCTGTTTGTTATGTTTAGACCAGATTGGCTAGGATTGACAGAAGCGTAAAATGGCTGACCCTGACCAATAAACGTGTTGAATGTGTTATCAACATTAAACAACGCCTGAACAGGCAGAATGTTTTGTAGTGTAGATTGTGCAGGGTCAGACATAGCGCCTCTTAGGATTGATCAGCGGCAGAAGTCACATATACGATTGATGGGCCAGCGCCCGAACCGATCATGCGAACGTAAAAAGGCGTTGTAGGTACAGCCAAGATGATTGGAAGTGTCATCAAAGGCGGCAAAATAAAATCGCCTGTAGTTGAACCGCTTACTGGCAACACAGCCGCAGCCACGTTAGCATCGCCTACTTTTACCGCAACGCTGGTTGAACCA